AACTTTTGCTGAATACGTTGCATTAAAATCTTTTTATCTAACTTCTCTTCTTCTGATGTATGAAGTGAATCTATTACGGAAGCTACTTGTTTAAGAGCCCCGTCTTTTCCACCAAATAAACTTCCTAAAACTTGTAATACCATATCTACTCCGTTAATCCCATTATACCACCACGCGCTGCCATTTGAGGCATCACCATTTGAGTATAAGGGTTATTGCTATTAAGTCCTATCATATAATCTAATAATTCTGTTGTTCCATAAGCTTTTTCACCATCACCTAATTGTCTTGGTCCTTGGTTCATCATAGCGTAAGCGCCGCCACTTCCACCTCCGTCGCTGCCATAATTATAACTACCCCCACCACCACTAGATCCGCTTGTTCTAGATAAAATTCCTGGAGTAGGGTCATTTATACCATAAAAACTTCCAGATTGTGGATCTTGTCCAAGGTACCCACCTAACATTCCATATTCATTAGCTACAGAACCAGTGTAGGACCCTGTAACTGGGTTTAAAAGTTCCCCCTTAGAATCATATCTGTTATTTAGATAACTGTTAACAACTTCGTTATTACCGTTTAAAATATTATCTATATCCGAATAATCTCCCGATTGTATATCTTCTTCTATTGATAGTAAATCTCTCCTATCTCCTTGTGAAGGATCTCCATTTACATAAGTGGCCTTTAAAAATTCTTCATTAACAGCATTTGCAGCTGCTTGACCTTCTTCTTCTGTTCCACCACTTGCTAAAACTTTCATTCTAGCTTTATAAGAAGCATTTCCGGTGTTAAAAGCGCCTGGGTGCAAAGTAGAATAAAAAGGGGTTAAGCCATCAACTACACTATTTGCTAAATCAACTTGTCCCAGTCTTTTAGAAGCGGGATCAAAAGAACCGTCTTTAAGTGTTTCTTCATATAATACTGGTGATTTATTCCATAAAGCGTTTCCACTTAATGCACCTGAAGTTACAGCTCCAGCGCCTTTTAAAGAATTATAAAGTTCTCTATATTGATCCTGCTGCTTTTCAGTAGGTCTATTATCTCTACCTCCATCATCACTGGTAACTCCCGTGTTACGTGTTTCTTCTTGGGTCTTTCCCTGATATCTTTGTGTATTTGATCCCCAAGGTGGCATTATCTATTATATCCTGTAATCTTATATTCTAAATTACTTGTTTGCTTATATAAATCTGAATTAGGATCAAGAACTCCTATGTCAAATAGATAAGCTCTCATTCCCATGTAGTCATTACCAAATACTTTCATCATAAATGGGTTTTCTTTAATAACTTGTTGTATAATATTACTTTCTTGAAAAGTTTTTGAAGGTTCAGGTGCAGAATTTTCAAAAATTCCTGTTTCTATATTAGTAGGTTCATTTTCTCTTAGATAACTTTCTGGGTCAAAAGTATTAGCTTTTATACCATATAAATCTTCAAGATTACCAAAATCAGTAGTAGCAGGATTACCCATAATTTGGTCTCTAAGCATTTGAATTTCTTCTTCATTATTATTTCCTTCATCTAATAAAGATTGGCTTTGATTTATTGGAAACTCTGGTAGAGGTGATCTACCTCCATACTCACCAAAATCTCTTTCTACAAGAGCAGGATCTGACCCCATCATATCAAGATCTCTTTCTACAAGATCAGAATCTGACCCCATCATATCAAGATTTTCTATGCCCATTGCATCTCTAAAAGCGTCCATGTCTAATCTGCTTTGACCTTCATTATTAAAGTTATCATCAAAATAAGAAGGAAGTCCTTCTGAATTTATGTATTCATTTTCTATGTTATCATCAATTTGACTTAATCCGTAATTAAGTCTTCCTGTAATTTGAGCATTTCTTCTTGCAGTTTCTGCCGTATCTAAGTATTCTTGTTTTCGTGTTCTATCTTGTTCTCGTTCAGCAAGCATCATATACTTATCATAAAAATCTTGATCTTTTTGAGTCATTAAAGATTCTCTAACATTATCGGGAATTTTATCGTCTAAGAAATTACCATCAAAATAGTTTTTGTTTTGACCGTGCATGGCTTGATTACGGGTTAAGTTTTTAATCCCTTCTATTCCAGCACCCCATATACTTGGGAACATTGTATCCCGGCCATAATCTACAGCTTTTTGTATAGTATCTTTAAGTGGATTATTTTGAAGAACACCTGATGTATTAACTCCTAGTTGACGTACATCATTACCTAAAGCTTTAACTTCTTGGACAAACCTATTAGGTTCCTTTCTCCGTGTAGGAGAGTACCTCGCGGGTTGACCGCGAGATCTTTCTCTCATATTATCTCTTTCGTCAAACGTTACCATTAAACGCCTGTAACTGCCTTAAGAACAATAATTACAACGATAGCAACGATACCGGATTTTACCCAGTCCTTCATTCCCCACTCGCTCCATTCTTTTAAATGTTCCCATAAATCTTTTAATAACTTCATATTATCTCCTAATGTATAGTATGTGTTTTATTTATTTCCTGCTCCAATACAGTCATAAAATCAAAGGACTCTACAACAGATTGAAAGACAAAGGAAGTATGTTCTGGTCCCAACGCATCAATATAATGTTGACGTGTCACAGCCATTAAAGCCGCGCATACTAATAGCGCCTCTTCCGGGCTTTTTATCAATGACCGAGCTAGCTCATCTAACTCTTGCATTGAATCACTAATTTTCTTTACTGTCTTTATTTCTCGCATTTATACCCGCTGTTGTTATATCTTTTTCATTTTTCATCGCTTCTTTAGTTAAAGCAACATTTTCTTTTAGTTCTCCTAAAGCGTCTCTAGCCACCTCTTGATCGATTTTTCCAGAAACTTCCATTAATTTAATAGTAGTATCAGCTTCTATCTTATCTCGGTCCATGTCAAGTTTAGAAGCTTCCATAGTTCCTTTAGTTTGCATTTCTTGTTGACGCATCATTGCTTCAGCTGCACGTAAATCAATTTCTTGTTGTTTAAGTTTAACTAAAGGATCTTGAGCTTCACGTTTAGTTCTAGCTTCTTCGTCCTGTGCTAATTGCGTAGTCATTTCTGCTTCAAGTTGTGCGATAGAATTTGTTTTTTCTACTTGCAGTTGTTGTAATACTTTTTGTAACTCTTGCATTGCTTGCGGATTCATTTGTGCTTGTTGCATTTCCATTTGTAATTTTTGTTCCTCTTCTGCAAACTTTTCTTGAACTTGTTTAGTGGACATTAGTGCCACGTGTTCGGACATGTGTGCTTGTAGTGAAGAATACAAAGGAGGGTTAATTTGAACCATTCTTGTAAACATAAATTCAGCATGTGCTTTCATATGAGCTGAATGATCTTGTTGTATAAACGCTTTTAAAGGGCTACCTTTCATAGCACCTGCATTTTCTACAGCTGGACTTTGAGGCTGCGGCTGTGATTCATCAGGTTTTAAAATAGCGTCAATACTATCAACGCCCATAGCTGAATACATACGCCTGTATGCCTCTCTTATGTTGTGCATTTGAGGGTTAGATTGTGCTAGTTGTAATTGTTGTTGAGCCAACATAACTCTTTGTGACATAGAAAAAATGTTAGGATCACTTACTGGTATAATGTCTACACGATCATCAAAATCAGCTTGTTTAATTTTTCTATCTCCACCTACAACATGATAAGGATACTCAGGAGGAGTATACATTTTTAAACATTTTGCTAATAACTTAAATTCTTTTCTTTGTGAATAGTATAATCTTTTTTGTATGGCACTCATAACTTTAGTACCTCGTTCAAGTAAAGCTAATGTAGTTCCAACTGGATTCTGCTCATTACCTTCACCCATTTTCATATCAGCTATAGCTGCAAAAGATTTACCTGCATCAACAGAATAACCTAGTAATTGAAATAAAGTCTGGGAAGGTTCTTTAAAAGGAAGAGGTAATAATGATTCTCTTATAGAAGTACCAGTCACATCAACATCTCTAAATTCACCTGGCTGTAAAGGCGTGTCGTCATCTCGTATTCTCATACCACGGGCTTTAAAACCTGCTGGTAAATTAGCAAGAGTACCTGCATCAATTAATTGTCGTAAAACACTTGTAGCAGTTCTTGATAAACCACCGAGCATATGTATTAAACCAAAACCATAAAAACCTAATCCTGGTAAAAATTTAAAATGTACAAAATAAGCATTCTTTTTAAAAGAAACATCACCTTCGTTATAATTTCTTTTAATAGATAAAATCTTTTGAGAGTATTGATCAATTGTAATAATGTAAGGAAGTTTAACACCACTAGTATCTTCAAAAGTTGGAACATCTGCATCCACATGCATTTCTAAAATTATATGTTCCTCGTTTTGATCGTCTAATACTGCTTCTACACCTTGAAGATCATTTATTTTTTCTTGCACTTCATTTGTGTTTTCTACTATTCCAGAGTTAAGTTCTACGTCTCTATAAAAACCAGAAACTTGAAATTTTCTAAGTTCATTAGAAGACATTTTTACTACATGGGTAATACGTGCAGCTTGCTCTAAGTCTGTTGCTAAATAATTAATAACTAAATCTTCACTAGCTATAAATTTAGATACACAACGTTTTAAAATTTCATCATAATAAACTTTTTTAAAAGCTGAACCGGATAAAGGTAAATAAAATAGCAGTTGATCCATTTCTGGGTCAAACTCTTCCATTACATTCATAATGTAATAGTTCATGTATTCTTTTACACGTTGAGCTTGTTGTTCAGCTTCAGGTGTTATTTCACCTAATATTTGAGTACGTACGGGGCCGCTTGGGGGGAGGAGTTCCTTATAAGCTTGTGCTTGAAACTGTGTAACAGATTCAGCTAATAAGGGATGTACGACCCCGGACGCTCCTTCGAAGGGTTGTGTTCGAGTTTCATATTTAAACCCCAACATATCAAGGCCTTTGATATAGGTATCTTCCCAATCTTTCCTTGAAAATTTATCCGCTTCGAATGCATTTACCAAATCACCAGAGAATTTGGATAAATCGTCATCTGAAATATATTCAGATAAATTCGCGTCAAATGGAACATTAGAATGATCCACTTGTACTTCATCAGTTATTTGTTCTGCACTTCCATCTTCCATCATTTCAAAACCATCAAATTGGACATTACTTTCCAATTCAATTTCTTGTCCCACTGGCTCTACTTCTAAAGCCGTGTCAATAGCAGCTAGTGCTTTTTCTATTTGATTTTTACTATCTTCTACCATTTACTACTCCACCTTTCTGGTATGCGGAGATACCTTTGGATATTATTTCTTCTGCGGCTTTATTATTTTTTAAATTTAACATTTTTACGCCCCCGTATATTTGTCCCTCAGGTGTTCTTATAACAGTATTAATAAGATTTGCACCTGTTTTTTTTGATGCATTAGATAAAGCTTTATTTAGTATAGGTCCATAGGCAGTTATATTACCTTGATAACTTCTATCACCTGGACTTATAGTACGGTTTTTAATTTTAGGATTAGCAAAAGCAACACCATCATATTTACCATCTTTAGCTGCTCTTACTAAATATTTAGCAACAAACTCCATGTATTCTTGTGAATTTTGAAAAGGACCTTCAGGAATGCTGCCACCAATATTTCCTCCTGCATCTTTAGATTCTTCTAACATTTTTCTTATTTTACCTCTTTCTTCACCAAGTTTTTTTAATGCTGGTGAACGTGGGTTAGTTGCTAGTAAATTCTCTATTTTAAGGTTAATAAGGTCTAATTGCTGTTTATTAGCAGCTAAATCAGATGGTATAGGTAAATCTTCACGTCTTGCGTAACCTTCTCTATCACCAAGTTTTTTATTATTTTTAGTTGCGTTACGCATGGCACTTTGAATGTTTTGATGCATATCTGATTGAATTTCTTCTACAAGCATTATTCTTCTTCCAAATTCATCCGTTCTATCGGATACACGTGCCCACACAAAAGTATTCTCACGTGTTTTAGAAGGTAATCCAAAATGATGTGCTGATGGAAGCTCATATTTTGGTTCATTTTGACGTAGTTTTCCTGGTGTAGATTTAAATAAAAATTCACGGTAATTATCACCTCCCGGTAAAGTTTGTGTGCCAGCATGAGCTGGTCCTTTTACATAATCTTTTTTAGTTAAATTAATTCCACGGCTACCTACAGCTGAAGATAGTGCACTTAAAGGTTCACGTATGCCAAATGGCACATTTGCTGTTAATTCTAATCCTTGTTCCATGGCTCCTTTTACACCAAAGGTTTTTTCCATGTATTTGTTAACATTAGCCACCATTCCATCTAAGTTTTGTTGAACAAGTTTTCCTTCTTGTACCACATTAGGTAAATTGTTCTGTAAATAAGAAACTAAACCTCCAACACGTGGATCCTGCGTTTGTGGGTCTACTTTCATCATTTTTTTATATAAATTACCTATAATTGTCTCTGATCCAGGGGATCCTAGTGCTACGACATCCATTTTAGGTGCAATTTCATCAAATTCCTTGACTAAATCACCTTTTGTAAAGGATTTATTACCCGAATTTGCTAAAAAATTACCAAGAGACGTATCACGCATCTCTGATGCCTTAACATTTCTTGCTTTTAAGTAAGATAACCACTGGTTAGCCCCCATTTTCTCTTGTGGAGCTTGAATAATAGCATCACGTGAGGCATAAAACAGTGCACCAGTGTCTGTAGGCTCTATTTTAGGTGTAGTAGTCTTACCTACTGTGTATTTTGTTCCTTCTGCAAATTTTGCAGCT